ATTGATTTGTATTAATGTAATAGTCTTCCTCTTTTTTATTAGAACTATTAAATACTACTTCATAAATTCCAATAGCTTCTTTTTCTTCAACAGACCATTTACTAAATATGTCTGCTGGGTATTGATTGCCATTAAGAGTAAATCCTTTAGGGTAACTAAAGTATTTTGTGATTGTTTCGTCTATGACTAATGTGTACATAATATTCCTATGATAAAGTTAATGCTAAATTTCTTCCAACCTCTAACCATTTTGTTCCATTGTATCTAAAAGTAAATACATCTCCAAGACTAGCTGTTGCTGTTAATGTTGGTGCAGTATCCGCTGCAAATTCATATATTGCGTTCCATGTAATAGTTCTTCCGCCAGTTCCATCTTGAATAACTAAGAGAGAAGCAAATTGACCTGTACTTCCATTGGCAGGTGCGTTTAAAGTTCTGTTTCCACCGAGTGTTACTGCGGACACAGCTTGTGTTGCCATATCCCAATCAATCGTAGCACCATCTGTTAAAGTGGTTTCAGCTAAATATGCTTTGTCAGCTAGCAGTGTGCCAGTAACATCAACTACCCCTGTTCCTTTAGGAGTTAAAGTTATTCCAATATTAGAGTCATCCCCTGTCGCAGATAAAATAGGTGCAGAACCTGTTGCATTATTTGTAATAGTAAATTCATTAACTGCACTTGCGGTTTCTGTAAAGTTTAAGAGTTGTAAAGTTCCATCACCTAAACCAAATGTATTAACATCTAACATACCACCGAGCTGTGGAGAGGTATCTTGAACAACCGCTGTAATACCTGCAGTTAAACCTGTATCCACAACATCAGTTCCATCAGAATACAATAATTTAGTACCTTTATCAGTAGTACTAAAGGTAGCTCCCGTACCAGACACTGTTTTAACTACTACGTCATGAGCTCCTGAAGTTGAGTTTCTAACGATATAGGTTTTTTCAATTGCATCTGGAATAATAACATTAACAGAAGTTGTAATGGTTCCGGTTAAGTCAAGAACTGCATTTTTACCGTCGGAAATAGTTCCATTGGAAAAAGTTAAAGTTACACCGGTAGTCGCATTTAATGGGATTGCTTCGTAACCACCAATAGCTTGTTGTAAAATATTTAAGTTAGTATTAGTAATATTACCCCATAGACCGGCTTTTTCACCAGTGACCATGAGTTCTAGTTTTAGATCTGTAGAATACGTTGATGGCATATTTATAAATTCCTTATTAGTTACTATTTATGTAAATTATGCGGCTGTGTCAATTACATTCCAACTGACATTAGATCCGGTAGAAACTTCAGTATAAGCTACTGAGGTACCTGTGTCAACAATTGTCCACACTTGAGATACTTCATTTCCAAGTGCTATATTTAATTGATTTCCTGTTAATAGAACACTTCCTGATATAGTGAAACTAAGTGTACCTGTAGCAGTACTTAATTCTAGACCTGTAACACCTGCAAAAGTAACAGCATTTCCTATTGCTGTACCCATATTCATATTTAATTGTTGTCCTGTAAGAGCTACATCAGGAGCGGGATCCACGGTTCCTTCTGCAATAGTAAGTGCATTACCAAATACTGGAACTTCTGCAATACCACCTACTTCTACTGTTCCTGGAGTAGGAGTTACTAATTCTAAGCCAGTAGGGGAAGCTATAGTAAGAGCATCTGATTCTGCTGTACCTAAAGCTAAAGTTATTTCTTGACCTGTTACACTTAATTCTGAATCTGCAATAATGAAAGGTGTGCCAACTTGAATTGGAATTTGTGTTCCAGAAGCAAATGCATCGGGTGATGGATCTACTCCACTTAATGCAAATTCTAAAACAATTCCTGTAGGAGAAGCAATAGTTAAAATATCTACTGACTCCTCTCCAAGAGATAGATTTATTTGAGAACCTGTTACAGAAGTAGTAACAGAAATACCTGTGGTGCCCCAATCTTGAACACCGAAACCTAATCTACCCCAACCAGTATTTATTTCTTCTGTAGTGGTAACGGTTCCTAAGGATGAATTTAAATTTTGACCAGTGAGTAATACAAATACATCAGAGTTTTCACCCCAAGAGTTTTGACTCCAAGAGCCTATTCCGAATTCATTGGCCATAATAGGTTAGCTCCTATTATGCGTTGCCGATTCTTAGAATAGCTGCTGAAGTTGTAAATGCTGGAAACTGAATTGTAAAAGTTCCCGAAGTCGCTGTTTTGTCTGCATCAAAATCTAATACTGCAACTGCCGCGTTGGTAGATGAAGTATTATAAATTAAAGCACCTCTAGCTGTGATCGTTACACCAGTAAAAGACAAATCAGCAAAGTCAACAATCGCAACACCTGATGAGACTGACGTACTTGGATCTGGTTTTACTAATACTCCACCACCTGCTGTATATTGTCCCGAAGCTGTAACTTCTCCAGTAGAGGTATACGCTGTAGTAGATGAATCTAACGTTGCAGCAGAAGTATACAGAGAAAGTTTAAAAGTATCACCACCCGTGTATTGAAAGTCGTGCTTCCCTTCTAGTACTTCTTGCTTAAAACTATTTGCAACTGCTTGTGTTATCGCCATATTAACTCCTTATTATTTTTGTTGAATTCGAGGTGATCCTTGTGTGAATTCATCTCGTCTTCTTCTTCCCATTTGTTCAATTGAGAATCCTTCAGCTGCTGATTTGTACTTACCTTCGTAATACTGAATCATATCTGCAGGACCCTTTAAGAATCCGAATGCTTCTACCAAACATGCATATAAAAGTCCATTGGGAAATTCTGTACTTAAATATGTAGTTGTATTAGTAGCCGATAATCCTTCCGGTTTCAAGATATAATTTATCTGCATATTATAATTTTGATCTGGGGTAGGAGCCACTACAATGGTATTTTCATTCCAATAACTAAAGTATTTAGGTAAACCTTGTACTCCCGTTGGATTATACTCAGAAATATAGCTAGTATCTCTATATTCTATAAAAGATCTATCTGAATTATCTGCTCCACCTCCCGCATTAGTAATCTGACAGGATCTAATAATCAGTGTTTGGTTGTTAATAAGGGGTGTATTTACATACCTTTGTCCTGCTATAATATCCGCTTGCGCGTATTTTCTGTTGTTATCAGAATCAATTTCTCTTTGAATTCTCCACTCAGCATCCAATAAAAAACCATCTATAATGGTAGCCGTGAATACATTAGAATCTACTTCACAATAATCTCTAATCTTTGTTACTAGTTCTGCATATGTCATATTAACCTACTAAATCTACGGGACCTGCTGAACATGCGGATCCTCCTCCATTGATATTTCCACTAACTGCTGTATCACTGCTTTGAAAATAAAAATAATTACTTGGTTTAGATACAGTACCACTACTATTTATTTTTCCAACTGTTATTGTAAAACCATTGGGGTTACTAATATCACTAACTCCATCAAACGTAGGGACGGTTTGAAATCCTACAGGACTAGTGGGTCCGTAAAAACGAACGCTATTTCCCGTCGTTCTTTCATGATTTTCTGAATATACATTGACATAAGTAGTCCCTGCATACTTAATAGTTTCAAATGGATTAGTAGGTAATAAAATTAATACAGGTGGTTCTGTTCTCGCAGGTCTTGCTTTAGGTAATCCTTGTCCATCTGCTTGTGTTGGTTTTGGTTCTAGTTGTGGATGCTTGGGATCTACTTCGGAATTATGTACAAATAAGCCATTCCATTGGGTAACCATTTCTTTGTAGGGAAATGCCATTCCACTTTGATCTGATATTGCTTGTGCATATTTTCCTTTAGATAAAACCATATTAAATATTTGGGTAGTAACTTCTTGGGGTTATAAAAGAACTAGAAGAAGAACCATCTTCGGACAAGGCTCTTGTTAATTCATCTTCGTATAATAATTTTAATTCTTGAGTTCTTTGTGGTGCTTTTTTTTGTGATAAATAATAAGAAAGTCCTGCACACATACAAGGAACAAATCGGTAAGGAATATCGGTTGCATTGCTGTAGACCCCTATATCTTGAATTCTTTTTTTGTAGTAATAAAATATTTGATTTCCCGCCTGAGAAGATCCGGGAGTCGTGTACAGCGTTACCGTAACCCTGTCTATCAATCGTTGAACCCAATACTGAGTGGGTTGACCGGTTGCTAGTTTATTAGAGAATGCTTGATAAGCAGATCTATTAATCTTAGTTAGAGGAGCATCAATGGGATTAGCTGCGTCACTAATAATATTTCTATAGGATGCTTCTTCCATGTCGTCCATACCATAAGTCAAAGTAGCATAATCACGGACCGTGGTCCCTGAAGCATGGCTCACGGCCACCGTACTATTAGCACCCCGTGTTGCTCCTGTGATACTTAAAATAGATATACCTGTATAGGTAATTTGTTCTGAATCTATTTCAATGGTCCCTGAAGTAGGAAAACCATAAACAGAAACCAACGGAATGGTTGTATCTGAATCAGTTATACTGGAAGATAAGGTTGTTTGGACTGCGCTAGATACACCATCACTAGGAGCTCTATAAAATATGTACTGATTTTGATTATTAATTAAAGTAATGGAATTATTTGCTATTTCCCAATAATGAAGTCCTCTGTTTCCCCATTCAGAAAACATAATATTCAAAGATCGTCTAGCAGATTTTAAATCAAAACCTGAATTATCTAACATACCTAATCTTGAATAGGACTCTTCTATAATTTCATCAATAGAAAGAGTTTTATCAAAAATATATGTTCCGGAAGTAGTGTTAGCCATTTAGACTCCTACCCTGCTGTTAAACCTGGTCCTGAATACTTATCAGTAAATAATGTGTAAGCAGTTACATTAGTTTTAGTTTTACAATAAATTCCCTTTGGAAAAACAATTCCATCTTCAGGAAAATTTAAAGTAAGCACATCTCCATTAGGAACATCTACATATAGTAATGTAGTTCCTGAGTTGGAAGTTGTAGTTAATTCTAACACACCTGCCCCTACACCGTCTGATGCAACCGAAATTGCTTTCAACCTAATAGGTTGTGCTATAACTACTGTTGGACCTTGTGCAGCCGCTGATCTAGTTGCTTGTATATCGCCTTTAAAACCCATCTTATTCTCCTTAGTTAAGAGCTCCCTAAGGAGCTCTTATAATTATTTATTATACGCCGTTAATGTTACTAGCTGGAGCATTCATTTGCTTCCAAGTAGTTCCATCTGAAAATACATATCCTGCTGCTGACGAAATACAGTCAGTAGTATATACACATGCGCCTTCACTTTCTGTAGCAATCAAAACACCTGCAGAGCTTGTAATAGTAGTTACGTTTGTAAATGCGAAGGGAGTATTTCCACCTTGTTCAGTGTCATTTGCTCCAGATCCTGCGTTTATGTTTGGTCCACCAATGAATCCGTTTAAAGAAACCACTGGTCCTGTAAAAGTAGTATTTGCCATAAGTATTATCCTCCTAGTTAATTCCACATAGTCTCTAGGCTGTCGACTATACGCGTCTATGCAGAATATTTTTATGTATAGTGATTATTTTATAGACTATTTTTTAAAATAGAGCAAGAAGTCCTTATAGGGAAAATATGTATTACAGCGATAAATAGCGTGGTTTACTTAACCAGCTATAGAAAACTCAGGAGCAAGAGAATCTACCTTAACTTGGTGTAACATCTCTTTTGCTTCAGCCTGTTTAATATGGCTGATAGTATTGCGAATTTCTTCGTCAATCCTAACCATGTTTAAGGTATAAATACCTTCTTTAACATGATCCTGCTCCCACTTTAATTCAAGCGATCTTTTCTTGTGGTAAAGAT